CAAGGCCACGATCGAGTTCATGAACCGCTATCCCAACGCGGTGAAGATCGGCCTGACCGCGACGCCCTTCACCAAGGGGATGGGCCAGCACTGGGACGGTATGGTCAACGCGGTTTCGACCCGGGAGTTGATCAACGACGGGTTTCTGGTCGAGCCAAAAATCTACGTTGCCCGCAGCCCCGACGAAACCGAACTGAGCCGGAACAGCTTCGGCGAATTCAGCGACCAGAGCGCCGCCTCGGCCGGGATCAAGATCGTCGGGGACGTGGTTCAGGAATGGATCGCCAAGACCCGCGAGCATTTCGGCGGCCCGGTGAAAACCATCGTCTTCAGCCCGACGGTCGAGCATGGCCGGGAGCTGTGCGCCGCCTTTGCGGCCGCCGGGTTCAACTTCCAGCAGATCAGCTATCTGGATGACGACGACGAACGCATGGCGCGGATTGCCGAGTTCCGCCGCCCCGACAGCCTGATCCACGGCCTGATCTCCTGCGGCGTTCTGACCAAGGGGTTCGACGTGCCCGACGTGCGGGTCGGGATCTCGTGCAAGCCCTACCGCAAGAGCCTGTCCAGCCACATGCAGGAGATCGGCCGCGTCATGCGTTCGCATCCAGGCAAGGACGTAGCCCTTTGGCTCGACCATTCCGGCAATATCGAGCGGTTCGCCTTGGACATGTACGATGTCTGGGAGAACGGCGCCGGCGAACTGGACAGGGCCGAAAAGCGGGACAGCGTCGCCCGCGAGCGCAACGAGAAGGCCCGCGAGAAGGTAGTCTGCCCGGAATGCTCCGGTGCCCTGCGCGGCACGACCTGCACGGCCTGCGGCTGGGAGAAGCCCGCGCGTTCAGGCATCCAAGCTGTCGAGGGCGAACTGCGCGAGTTCGATGCGGGCGCAATGGGCATGGAGGCACGCCCCGGCCTACGCGCCGAGTGCCTGAAGAACCCCAAGGCGGTCTACAATGCCGCCATCTGCTACAGCATCGACCAGAGCCGCCATGGCGACTGCGAGGCCGCCCGGAAGCGGGCCTATGCAATTTGGCGTGGGGTCTATCCGACAAGCAAGCCGCCCTATCACTGGTTCGGCATGGCGCCGACCGCGCCAGATGCGAGCGCCTATGCATTAGTTGATCGCGAAGTCCTGCGCTTCCGCAAGCAAAGCAAGACGCGGAGGGCTGCATGACCCTCTCGCTGACTGAAGCCCTGCATCAGGCCTGTGCGGTGGTCGGCATCGAGCCGCCCAAGCGCCGCCTGTCCCCTGGCCAGTGGGTGCGCACAGACACTAAGGGCAAGAATGGACGTGACGACGCCGCCGTCCTGATCTTCGACGATGAGAATGGCGGCGTGGTCTGGAACCATCAGACCGGCGCCAACCATCGCTTCAGCATTCTCGGGTCGGGTCCGGTTCGCCGCGATCCCGAGGCTGAACGTCGCGCCCGCCGCCGGGAAGCGGCCCGTCTCGCAGAGCAACAGGAGGTCGAACGCATCTGCGCGGCCATCGTGCGCGGCTGCCGTCAGGACAAGCATCCCTATCTGGAGAAGAAGGGCTTCCCCGACGAGCTGGGGCTGGTCTGCGACGTGCCCAGCAAGTTCTTCCCGGAGACGCCCTTCGGCGAAGCGCTGGCCAAGGCCCTGCCCGGCGTCGGCCCCTTCCTGATCGTCCCCGGCCGCATCGGCGGCAAGGTGACAACAGTGCAGTTCATCACCGCCGATGGGGCGAAGAAGAACATCCTGCGCGGAGCTCAAGGCGGCGCCAGCCACAGGATCGCCAGCGGACGCGATACGTGGGTGTGCGAGGGCATCGCCACGGCGATGAGCGTCAGAGCCGCGTTGCGCCTTCTGGGCGTTTCCGCGACGGTCCTGAGCGCCTTCTCGGCATCCAACGTCGAGAAGGTGGCTGCGGCCATCCCCGGCGCTCGCATCGCGGCCGACCACGACGCCCCCAACGCGCATCTGGAAGGCAGGGGCGCCGGAGAGTTCTACGCACGACGCTCGGGCTGCGCCTGGGTGATGCCGCCTGCCATCGGTGACTTCAACGATATGCATGTGGAGCATGGCCTGCGCGCCGTCGCGTTGCATCTCAGGGAGGCGCTGGGATGACGTGACGCAGGATCATTTCGCGATGTGTTTCTCGCGAGCAGTCAGGCGACGGCCAGGGCCGGAACTTGATCGGCATGGGGATGGTAAGGCCCCAGTGTGCGCGCCGAAAGCGCACGAGATAGGCCCTCTGCAAGTAGCACCCGCTCTGATGTGTGGCGGAAGCGAACGGGTCACGAAACACCAGCCGCCTTACTCACACTGGACGCGCCCAAAAGAGGCGCAGCCAGCCCCGCGTCGCCATCGAAACGCGGGGATTTGGTGCCGCCAGGTCTCCGCGAGGAGAGCGAAGCGACGGCCACGGACCGACAGCCTGACCCCGGTCCCGCGTGCAAACGCAGCCGTTTCGATGGGGTGTTACTGCAGGAGCCTCTGTCCCTCAGTTCTGAAGCACTTCGTCCCTCCAGTAGGGCGAAGTGTGCCCAGCGAAACCCCGAACCCTAGTTCTGATACGGCTCAACTGATGATGGAGACAGTGACGAATGAGACGAAACGATTGGAGCTTGTGACCTGATGGTCGAACGCATCTCCCTCGCTCAACAGCACGCCGTCAACGAGCAGCGGCGCATGGGCCGAACTGACCGTCAGGCCGAGAAGATCGTCGGTCTTCCGAGCGGCATCCTCTCCCGCCCCTTCATCGTGGTCGATGACCGCGACCCACGCCCGCAGCGGGGCCCAGGCATCAGCCCCCGCACCCTTTACCGATACACCCTGTTCTGAAAGGCCCCTCCCCATGGGCAAAGCCACCAAACCCCGCCTCAACCCCCGCTCCAAGGGCGGCCGCCCCCGTCAGCCGGGCGAGCGCACCAAGAGCGGACGCCTGAAGCACAGCCCGAACGAGCGCGTCCTGCAGATGCGGTCGGTCTTCGGCGTCGACCATATCGGCCAGGCCTTTTCCCCCATCCAGATCGCGTTCAAGAACGGCTGGCTGAGCGAAGCCGCCTGCCGGACAGCCGCCGAGTTCGCATCGCTTCACGCCGCCGCCGGTATGGGCCGCAGCAGCATCAGCCTGTCGGCCGGCATGGAGGTGAAGCCCGGCGCAGATACCTCGGGTGACGTGACGGCCGCGTCGTTCTTCGCCACGCTGCCGGACCGCGAGGTCGCCGAGATCTGGGACGCCGTGTTCACCGACGACGGTGGTCGCGCCCTGAACCGCGAAGAGACGGCGGCCCGCGCCATGAAGCGCTGGAAGCTGGCCTGCGCCGCTATGACGCCGGAGCAGCGCGAGGAGGTCCATAACGTTTGCATCCTCGACAGCTTCCCGCAGTGGATCATCCAGCGCGCTCACGGGCGGATGGACACGAGCTGGGAGAGGAAGCGCGACCTGCTGATCGGTGGTCTGCGCGCCGTGCGGACGGCCCTAAACCCGCCGAAAGGCAAGCCTGAGCCCCGGCCCGAGGCCCCTGTGAGTTCGACGACCGGCCGCGCCCAGATCGAGCGGACGGTCTACGTGAATGAGGATGGTGAGCCCCTGCTCGAGGTCGAGCGCGTCGTCCGTCGTCCTGCGGCTTGACCAGACGGCCAGGCACCCTAGAACATTGCATGAACCTCAAAGCGAGTCGCCATGGTACGTTTGTTCGATATCCCCGGCATTCCAGAGATCGAAAATCGATTGGTCCTCAACGCTCTGACCGGCGTGAAGAAGGACCACGAGCTTGACCGCATGATCGAAGCCGTCATGCGAGACACGTTCGAGTTGGATCCGATCTACGAGCTATCGGGCATGATCTTCGAATGGGGTGACGGCAGCGATGCAGCGATCATCTCTGGATGGCGACAGGCTCAATGGGACGTGACCGGCCCTGACGGCAAGGTACTCGAGGCCGTCAACATCTTCGGGGAAGCGATGGCAGCCATGGTTGAAGGGCTGGGGCAAAGGTCCATGGTAGAGCTCGAAGCGACAACCTGGGCCAAAAAGAACGCCCCTAAGGCTCGCATCGACCCCAAGACCAAAGCCCGCAATCAGCAGTTCCTCAATCTCGGACCACGGCGGCGCTCAGCGGCTTGACAGCGCGGCGCAATAGGAAGATAAGCCTAGATGCAGATATGTCAGGGTCGCACGAAATCCTGACCGAGAGACCCCGGAGCATCACGCGGCCGGGGTTTTTTCATATCCAGTTTGACGCCGTGCCGCACGGCTCCAAGCTCCCTTAAGGGCGAGAGGACGGCAGGCTTAGGGTTGGGAGTTCCCGGCCGGGCCTGCCGTCTGCACCTGCGCCACCGTGGCGCACGTCCCGCAAACCCATCACAGACGAGGGTGCCGAAGCCGGTTTTCCCTTTGGCGGCGCAGAGCCTTCTGCCGTCGGGCTCTCGTCTGTGGTTCCAATGCCGCGGCACCGTCCGCGAAGCGCGACCTGCACCGGGCGAGGGCGCATCCGATCCGACCTGCGCCTGGCCATCAGGCGTCAACACGTGGTGCCGCTGGCGGGCGTCATGCCGTGGACGTGAAGGCGATCACACCCGGAACATCCTCAACATCGAGAGCGAACCATGCACGACTTCGCTGTGATCGAAGACCGTTCCCATCCGAAGAACCGAGCCGCAAGCGCCGTCGCATTGGCGACCGGCGGCTTGGTATGGGACTCTGTCGCGACGAACGACTATGCCGAGCCGAGCCGAGAGGAGGCGCTGGAGAGCGTCGCCGCAGTCCTCGAGCAAGGCGAACTCGTTGCGTTCGACCGTGGTGTCGGCGGGAGCAATAACGAGGCCCAGGTTCTGGTCTTGATCGTGCGTCACAACGGGAGCCACTGACCATGCACCACGTCACCCGCGACCTCCTGCTCCGTGAAGCAGCCGACGCTGAGGCTGCGGCTGCAAGCGCTTCGAGGGAGGCCGAGCGTCACCTCGACCTCGCTGTTCAGTTCGACACGAAGGCCAACGCCTGCCGTCACTACGCCGAGGGCTTGAGAGCGGATGCTGAGGCGAAGCCGGTCGAGGTGCTGACTGTCCGGTTCGACGCTTCCGAGGTCAGCAAGGAGTTCGACCGGTTCATCGCCCAGGTCGGGGCAGCCTTGTCGCCCCGCATGTGCGGTGGTCCCATCCATGACCCGCGCGCCCGTCGATAGGCGCAGCCCGGAGGCGATTGCATATCGTCGCCTCTACAAGACGGCGCAGTGGCGATCCCGCCGCATGCACCAACTGGCCGACGAGCCCCTGTGCCGCATGTGCGCAGCAGCGGGGCGCGTCACGGCCGCCACCATCGCAGACCACATCATCCCCCACCGGGGAGACCCTGAGCTGTTCTTCAAGGGAGAGCTTCAGTCCCTCTGCGATGAAGAGCCCTGGCGCTGCCACTCCAAGGTGAAGCAGCGGGAAGAGCGCCTCGGCTACAGCCCTGCTGTCGGAACAGACGGCTTCCCGACCGACCCCAACCACAGGGCCTACCGCACCCCCTCGACCGACCGCTGACGCCCTCATGGGGGGAGGGTGGTTCGAAAGTCACAGGGTTGCGGCTTAGGGACCGGCGGCGGGCCGAGAAAAAACACAACCACATTTCAGATTTTGGGGGGTGGATCATGGCACGACCCCGCACCCCGGCGGCCAAGGCGGACGCTACAGGCGCTGCTGGGAAGAACCCTCAGCGCTATCGGGACCGGAAAGAGCCCAAGACCACGAAGGCGCTGGGACAGCCCCCTGAGTGGTTTGACGAAGCGCAGGCCAGCATCTGGGAAGGCTTCAAGCGCGAACTGCCCTGGCTGACGGAGTCGGACCGTTCGGTGATGGAACTGGCGAGCGTACTGCGCGCCGCCTTCATGGCCAGTCCGCTCGACATGGGCGTAACCAAGCTGAACCTCTTGCGCCTCTGCCTCGCGCAGCTGGGCGCCACGCCAGCCGACCGTTCGAAGGTCGGGGTGGGTGACGGTGAAGACCAAGACCCCGACGACGCGTTCTTCCAGTAAGGACCGTGCGACCCGGTATGCGCAGGACGTCATCGCTGGACGGATTGTCGCCGGGCCGCACGTTCGGAACGCCTGCCGCCGCCATCTTCTTGACCTGACCGAAGGGCCCAAGCGCGGCCTCAAGTGGGACTTGGCCGCTGCACAGCGGGTCTGGGACTACTTCGAAAAGGTGCTGAAGCTGAGCGAGGGCCAGTTCGAGGGGAAGCCCTTCAACCTGGACCCGTCGCAAGCGTTCATCCTCGGCTCGCTGTTCGGGTGGAAGAAGGTCGACGGCACTCGGCGCTTCCGGCGGGCCTACATCGAGCAGGGCAAGGGCAACGGGAAGTCCCCGCTGGTCGGGGGGATCGGCCTCTATGGTCTCGCCTCCGACGGCGAGGCGGGGGCCCAGGTCTACGCCGCTGGCGCGACCAAGGATCAGGCAGGCATCCTGTTTGCCGATGCCGTGAAGATGGTGAAGGCGGCGCCAGCGCTGCAGAAGCGGCTGAAGTTCAGCGGCGGCGAGGGCCGCGAATACAACATCGCGCACCTCGACTCGGCGTCGTTCTTCCGGCCGGTCTCGCGGGAGAACCGCAAGTCAGGTTCCGGCCCGCGTCCTCACTTCGCGCTCTGCGACGAGGTGCACGAGCACCCCGACCGGGGCATCATCGAGACGCTGGAGCGCGGCTTCAAGTTTAGGCGCCAGCCCCTGCTGGTGATGATCACCAACTCGGGCTCCGACCGGAACTCGATCTGCTGGGAAGAGCACGAACACGCCGTCCGCGTCGCGGCCGGAACCCGGTCGCCGGGCACCGACTTCGGCTTCGTCGGAGAGGTCATAGACGACACCACCTTCGCCTATGTCTGCGCGCTGGACGAGGGCGACGACCCGCTGAACGATCCATCCTGCTGGATCAAGGCCAACCCGCTTCTTGGGACCATCCTCACCAACGAATATCTGGCCGGCGTTGTCGCCCAGGCCAAGGCCATGCCGGGTAAGCTGAACGGCATCCTGCGGCTGCACTTCTGCGTCTGGACCGACGCCGAGCGCGCGTGGATTTCGCGAGAGACGCTGGAGCGCGTGCTGGCGGACTTCGACCCGTCGGAGCACGCTGGGAAGTATGTCGACACCGGCGTCGACCTCTCTGCGGCCCGCGACCTCACGGCGGTGGCGCACGTAGTCCGCACCGGCGAGATCGAGGTCGAGCGGGCCGACGGCGAAGTCCTGCTCCTGCCGACGTTCGACGCGTGGATTGAAGCGTGGACGCCGGGCAGCAATATCGCAGCCAGGTCGCTGGCGGATCAGGCGCAGTATGACGTCTGGGCCGACGAGACCATCGCCGAAATGGAAGGGCGCCGCGTCTGGCTGAACGCCGTCCCCGGCGACCGCATCCGCCTCGATCACGTCGCGGCGCACTATCAATGGCTCGATCAGAACTACGACGTCCGCACGGTCGCCTATGACCGCTACGGCTGGCGCAAGTTCGAACAGGAGCTTGAAGCCTTGGGCCTCGAGCATCTGAACGTGGTCGAGCATCCCCAGGGCGGCAAGCGGAAGGCCAAGCCGACCGAGGGGCAAGTCGCCTTGGCGAAGGCCGAGGGCCGAGAGGCTCCCGAGGGCCTTTGGATGCCCGGCTCGCTGAACGAGCTGGAGCAGCTGATCATCGACGGTCGCATCCGTCTCCTCCGCAACCCCGTGCTGGTCTCAGCGTGCATGTCGGCCGCCATCAACGACAGCGACCCCTTCGGGAACCGCTGGTTCGAGAAGCGCAAGGCGACGCAGCGGATCGACCCGCTCGTCAGTCTGGCGATGGCCGTCGGCGCCGCTCTCAGCGCCCCCTCAGACGGAGGTCAGAACTTGGACGACTTCATCAACAACGCGGTGGTGATCCAGTGAACCTCTGGCCGTTCAACCGACCGCGCCAGGAGGTTCTTTCGCCACCCGAGGTCGCCAAACAGCAGCGGCTGCGTCTTTCCGACGGCAGCGCTCTCGGCTGGATACTCGGGCGTGAGAGCAGCGCCGCGAAGAAGGTCAACCTTCAGACCACCCTGCAACTCGCTACCGCCTGGGCCTGCATCCGCTTGACCGCGACCGCCGTCGCTTCGCTTCCGGCCGCCGTGTACGAGAAAGGCCCTGACGGCAGCCGGGTTTCGCGCGATGACCACGCCCTCGCCGAGCTACTGCTATCCAGTCCGAACGCTTCGCAGACGCCATTGGAGTTCTGGGAAACGAAGGTCGGGGGCTTGGTCGCACGCGGCAACAGCTATTCCGAACGTGTCTTCAGCGGCTCTCGCCTGACGGCTCTGGAGCCTGTCAGCGCCCGTCCGGTCCGGATCGACGGCGAACTGAAGTTCAAGGTCCACGACCGGGGCAAGGAAGAGACCCTTCCGGCCGACAAGATCTGGCACCTGAAAGGGTTCAACTTCGGCGGCGACGAGGGTCTGTCGCCCATCGCCCTCGGGGTTCACTCGCTGGGTTCGGCGATGGCGGCCGACGAGACGGCGGCTCGCATATTCGCGAACGGGCTGCAGCAGCCCCTGTTCATCAACTCCGGCCAGACCAAGCTGACGCCGGAGCAGCGGAACGACCTGCGTTCCATGTTCAAGAAGTTCGTGGGCTCCGACAACGCCGGAAAGGTGATGGTGCTGGAGCAGGGGATGTCGCCGATCCCTTTCACGCTGAATCCTGAAGACGCCCAGATGCTGGATAGCCGGCGCTTCAACGTCGAAGAAATGTGCCGCTGGTACGGCATGCCGCCCATCATCATCGGGCACGCGGCCGACGGCCAGACCATGTGGGGCACCGGCGTCGAGCAAATCCTGATCGCGTGGCTCACGCTGGGCATCAACCCGCTGTGCCGCCGGATCGAGGCGCGCGTCACCAAGGACTTGGTACCGGTCGGCCAGAAGCGTCGCATCCAGTTCGAGTTCAATCGCGAAGGTCTGCTGCAGGCGGATAGCCAGGCGAAGGCCGAGTATCTGTCGAAGATGGTCCAGAACGCCCTGATGACGCGCAACGAGGCGCGGGCGAAGCTGAACCTGCCGAAGGTGCCGGGCGGCGACACGCTGACGGCCCAGACCAATCTCGCGCCGCTGGATCAGCTGGGCCAGGGCGGCGGCGACGTCAGCGCTCAGATGCGCTTCCTGCTCGGCATCAAGGACGACTGATCATGAAAAAGCGCAGCCTCCCGGCCGCCGCCGTCCTGGCGCGGCCCGACCTCCTGCATTCCGCATGCCCGCCGCGCGCCATGTCTGCGTGGAACCCCGGCGTTCGCGCCGCAGGTGACGCTGACACCGACACGTCCATCTCCATCCTCGACGTGATCGGCTTCGACTGGTGGACGGGCGAAGGCGTGACGGCAAAGCGCATTGCCGCCGCGCTGCGTCAGATCGGCGACCGGGATGTGGTGGTGAACATCAACTCGCCCGGCGGCGACTACTTCGAAGGTCTGGCGATCTACAACCTGCTGCGCGAGCACAGGGGCAGGGTGACGGTCAAAATCCTCGGCATCGCCGCCTCGGCCGCGTCTGTGATCGCGATGGCGGGCGACGAAGTGCAGATCGCCCGCGCGGGCTTCATCATGGTGCACAACGCCTGGGTGACGACGAGCGGCGACCGCCATCAGCTTCGCGAGACCGCGGACTGGCTGGAGCCCTTCGACGCCACGGCCAACGACATCTTCGTCGCCCGCACCGGTCTCTCGACCGAAGAGATCGCGGCGATGAACGACAAGGAGACCTGGCTCGGCGGCAAGGAAGCCATCGAGAAGGGTTTCGCTGATGCGCTGCTGGGCAGCGACCAGATTGCCGACAACCCGCAGCAGCGAGAGCGCGGCGAGCGCCTCCGCGCGGAGCGAGCGGCTGACAACCTTGGACGGCTGGCCGGCGCCTCGCGCGCCGAAATCAAGCAGCTGATCCAAGACCTGAAACGCGTCACGCCCGGTGCTGACGATCATGGCACGCCTGGCGCTGCCGATGCCTCGGAGGTGCGATCCCTCCTCGAAGACCTGCGGGCCCGCTGACCCGCAGCCACCCCCTTACATCGGAGACCTTCCCCATGTCGGAAGACATCAAAGAAATTCGCCAGCAGCTGGATCGAGTGACCGGCGAGGTGAAACAAACCGCCGAGAAGGCGCTGAAGCAGGCCGAGGATACCGGCACGGTAACCGCCGAGGTCAAGGCCACGGCCGACAAGCTGTTGGTCAACCAGAAGGAACTGCAAGGCAAGATGGAGGCGCTGGAAGAGCGCCAGCAGCAGGTCGAGCAGAATGCTTCGAAGCGCCGTGACGAACGCGCGCCCGCCCAATCGCTGGGCACGGCCGTCGCCAATCACGACGCACTGGTCGCCTTCCGGGCCAACGGCGCCAAGGGCACCTGCCGGATCGAGGTGAACAACGTCATCACCTCGGCCTCGGCTGGCGGCCTGATCGTCCCGACCCGCGACGGTGAAGTCGTGAGCCTGCGTCGCCGCGCTCCGCGCATTCGCTCGCTGCTGAACGTCGGCAGCACTGGTTCGAACCTGGTCGAATACGCCAAGCAGTCGGTTCGGACGAACAACGCCGGCGTCGTCGGTGAGAACACGCTGAAGCCCGAGTCCGACTATGCCTGGGTGAAGGCGGACGCGCCGGTTCGCACCATCGCGCACTGGGTTCCCATCTCGCGCAACACGCTGGACGATGCGGCTTCGCTGCAGACTGAGCTGGACAGCGAACTGCGCTACGGCCTCGACATTGCCGAGGACGAAGAGCTGCTGAACGGCGACGGCACCGGCGAACACCTGACCGGCCTCCGGTCCGAGGCGACGCCCTACGCCGCCCCGTTCGCGCTGGCTGACCAGACGCCGATCGACACCCTGCGTCTGGCTCTGCTCCAACTGGAACTCGAGGATTACGCCGGTGACGGCTTCATCCTGAACCCGATGGAATGGGCTCGCATCGAACTGACCAAGAACACGATGGGCGGGTACATCTTCGCCAACGTGCTGCAACTGGCCGGCCCGGTCCTGTGGGGCCGCTCGGTGGTCTCTACCACGGCGATGGATCAGGGCGACTTCATGGCCGGTGAGTTCGGCGTCGCGGGGACCATCTACGACCGGATGGACGCTGAGGTTCTGTTCTCGACTGAGGACCGGGACAACTTCGTGAAGAACATGATCACCGCCCGCGCCGAGAAGCGTCTGGCGTTCGCGATCAAGCGTCCGAAGGCTCTGGTCGACGGCACCTTCCCCACCCCCACCCCGTAACCGCTGAAAGCCAGCCCTCAGAAATGGGGGCTGGCCCTTTCCGTTCTGAGAAGGACTTCCCCATGCACATTCGTTTCAAGCGCTCCCTGCGCGGCGACTACGGTCGCGCCCGGGCAGGCGACGTGAAGTTGGTCGAGCCCGAGGTCGGCAAGAGCCTCGTCAAGCGCGGCCTGGCCGTCGAGGTCGATGAGAAGGCGGCAACCGAAGCCGCCGCCAAGGCCGAAGCCAAGGCCAAGGACGCGGTGGTGAAGGGGCGCGGCGAGCCTGCCGAAGCCGCCGCCAAGGCCGACTGACCATGCCGGTCGTCGTCGTCACCCCGCCCGCTGGGCTGGTCAGCTACCCGCTGGCGAAGAAGCACCTTCGGCTGGAGGAAACCGACGACAGCGAGAAGGATCTGATCGAGGCGTATATCGCTGCGGCGACCGCATGGATCGACGGCCCGACCGGCTGGCTCGGTCGGACTATCCTCTCGCAGACGCTCGAGCTTCGCTGCAACACCTTCTCGGGCGCCGACGTCCTGCCCTATGGCCCGGCGACCGAGATCGTCAGCGTCAAATACATCTCCCCCGCAGGGGTCGAGGAAACCCTTGATGCCGACAGCTACGAGATCGTGGCGGGCGGCCTGTCCCTCAAGGACGGGGTTTCATGGCCCAGCCTGCGCGGCGACGCTGAAGGTGTTCGCGTCCAGTACCAGTCCGGCGGCGATGCCGCTCCCGCTTCGATCCAGCAGGCGGCTCTCCTGCTCATCGGCCAGTGGTTCCGCAACCGCATGGCCGTCAACACCGGCAACCTTTCCGTGACCGAGATGCCGTTCGGCGTCGAGGCGCTCCTCGCTCCTTTCCGCACCTGGAGGTGATTGATCATGTCTACCCACCGTTTCGCCAAGCGCTTCCGCTACCCGACCAGCGAGACCTCCTATGAGGAGTATCCGGCCGGATCGGAGGTCGAACTGTCTGGCGACCGTCTGAAGGCCGCCCGCGCCGCCAAGGTTCTGTCGGAACCCGAGGCCGAGCCCGGCCCGAAGGCCAAGTCCTGAGATGGACCCCGGTGAGTTCGACAAGCGCATCGCGCTCATCCGGTTCGAAGAGACCGGCCGTGATGGCGCCGGTGCGCCTGTCGAGCAGCCGGTTGTCTTCGCCCGCCCGTGGGCCAAGGTGACGTATCCGGGCGGCAAGGAGTTTCTGGCTAACGACGGCACGGACACCCAGCGCCGCGCGGTTTTCCGCTTCTATGCCCGGCCGGTCGACGTCTCGATGAAGATCGAAATCAGCGGGCTCCAGTACGATATTCAGGACGTCCGTCCCTTTGACGACATCGTGGAAGTCCACGCCGTGACGAAGGCGCCGGGCGCCCAATGAAGCTTCGGACAGAAGGCTTCGTCGAGATGGAGAAAGCCCTCGGCGAGTTCTCCAAGGCCACCGCCCGCAACATCCTTCG